TTTAGAATTGTACCGCAGCCTAAACCTAAAACATTAGGTGAATCAATTGCAATAGAATTGTTAACAGAAGGAGGAGCAGCAGGTCATATGAACCATCCATTCGATGATAGAGATATTACATTTGCAGATATGAAACAAATGATAAGATTATCTTTAGAAGGTAAATTAGATATTGAAGCAGGTGTTCAAGAAAAAACAGATGGACAAAATTTAGCAGTAACATTTAAAGATGGTAAAGTTGGAGCGGCTAGAAATAAAACTACTATTAGAACACCAATGGATATTGATGCTGTAAAATCAAAATTTGCTGGTAGAGGTGAAATAGAAAATGCATTTACGTTTGCAATGCAAGATTTAGAAAGAGCATTATTAAAAATACCAAAAGATAAATTATTTGAAATATTTAGAAATGGATCAAGATTTTTAAATATAGAAATTATTTATCCAGGAACTCAAAATGTTGTAATGTATGGACCTAAGGCATATATTCAATTTCATGGCGTTGACGAATTTAATTTAGATACAGCAACTAAAACAGATTCATATCCTGAATTTGCTCCAATATTACAAAGAATGATAGCAGATGTAAATGCTAATATACAAAAACAATTTGAAATCATTCCACCTAAAATATTAACATTAAATCAATTACCTGATTTTGAAGAAAAGGAACAATATTTTATTGATAAAGTAAATGAATTACAAAAACAATATAAATTGAAAGATTCTGATGAATTGATAATGTGGCATGAAATGTGGTGGAAAGAAAAAATAGAACAATTGTTTCCAGATACTACAGATGATATAAAATTTGGATTGTTAAAACGTTGGGGATATTTTGATAAGTCAATGAGATTAAATAGAACTAATATACCTGATGCAGATATATTATCTCGAATAAAAGATTTTGATAAAACAAATTTTAAAAAACAAAATAAACAAAATGTATATAATTTTGAAAAAATATTTTTAGAATTAGGAGTTGAAATATTAGCAAATATATCAGATTATTTATCAGTAGTTCCTGATAAAGCAGTTAAAGATATTAGAAGAAGAATAGCTGCAAAAATCAAAGTCATACAGAAATCTAAGGATTTAGCGTCACTTGAAAAATTAAAATTTGAATTAAAAAGAATTGAAGATTTAGGTGGATTTGAAAAATTAGTGCCAACAGAAGGTATAGTATTTATATATAAAGGAAAAACATATAAATTAACAGGATTATTTGCACCTATCAATCAATTGTTAGGAATTGGCGGACTTGGAGACAAGTAGCATATTTATATAAAAAATAGGGATAACAATGAACGAAGAAAAATTAAGAAAAGCTATTAGAAATGAAATTCGAAAAGCGTTAGACGAAGCTCCTTCACAATATGGATCTGGCTTAGGTAGTTCTGAACGACAAAAAGTATCTAGAATTTTTAATTACCTTGAAAGAAAAGGTTTATCTAGATTTTTAGCACAATTAAGAACTGATATAGAAAAGGCTCAAGCTATTATAAAATTTGCTGATATGGTTGGATTACCAATTAATAAAGTATCACAATTAAGAAGTCAGTTAGTTAAAATGAAGCAGCAGGCAAGAAGAGCAGGCGATAAAGAAGTTTAGTAAAATTTTAAAGGTTATATAATATGGCAAAATCAAATGCAAGTAGCAAACTACAAAATGTAAAAGCTATCAAAGAAATGCTGTCGGGTACTCATAAAACACAAACTCGTCAAACGCATTACTATGGAAAAACATCTACAGAAATTCCAGAAGAAGATATTATAGAAAAGTTTGAAGACGGTAAACCAAAAGTTTGGATTGAAACAGATGCAAATGGTAATAGAACTCGTGTTACTCAACATAATGGATTTAAGTCACGAGAATCAGAAACAGGCCATGCTGTTAGAGAAGCCCAAAAGTCATTGGCTATGCCTGCTACATGTCCTAAATGTGGTCAATCCATGCATGGTAAAGAAGAGCGTCTAAATAGAAAATTTTGGGTAACTCATAAAACATGTTTCGATTGCGTTGTTAGAATGGAAACAAATTTAAGAAACGATCCAGAAGCTTGGGAAAAATACCAAAAAGAAAGAATGTATGAAAATGCAAAATCATTTTTTAAAGATGCGGACGGTGATGTTGAAGGGTTAAGAAAAATGTTAACTCAGGAAATAAAAAATGTACAAAATGCAGACGGTGACATTGAAACATTCAAAGAAGCAATGACACCAGAAGAATTTGATAAAAAAGTTTTATCAGAATATAACGAATATAAAAAGAATGTCCTTAAAGGACTTAAAGGAGATTAATTATGGGACTAGGATTAGGAAAATTATTTTCAGGTGGGGCCGGAGAACTAGTAGAATCAGTTGGTGGTGTACTTGATAATCTAACAACCAGTAAAGAAGAAAAGCTAGAAGCAAAAAGAAAAATGAAACAGCTTATAGCAGATTATGAAACTAAAATGGAACAGAATATAACTGATCGCTGGAAGGCAGACATGAATTCTGATTCATGGTTATCAAAAAATATAAGACCATTAGTGTTAGCATTTTTAGTAGTATGTACAGTGTTAATGATTTTTATTGATGCAGGTTCAATAAAATTTGTAGTAGAAGAAAAATGGACAGATTTATTACAATTAGTTCTTATTACAGTTATTGGTGCTTATTTTGGTGGTCGTTCATTTGAAAAACGTTCAAAAAAATAATCCTATTTTCATTTGGTTTTCTGAAAAAAATTTCTTATATTTAAGTAAACTATGGCGGTAAAGAAAACATTAAAGGAAATCATACGTGATGAATATAAAAGATGTGTACAAGATCCAGTACATTTCATGAGAAAATACTGTATTATTCAACATCCAACTCAAGGAAAAATTTACTTTAATCTATACCCATTTCAAGAAGAATCTTTAACTCAAATATCACAAAACAGATATAATATTATTCTTAAGTCTAGACAGTTAGGTATTTCAACTTTAACAGCCGGATATGCATTATGGAGAATGTTATTTAAATCAGACTTCAATGTTCTAGTAATTGCAACTAAACAAGATGTAGCAAAAAATCTTGTTACCAAAGTACGTGTAATGCACGAAAATTTACCTAAATGGTTAAAAGGTTCTGTTGCAGAAGATAATAAACTTTCATTAAGATTAAACAATGGTTCGCAGATCAAAGCCATATCATCAAAAGGTGATGCTGGTAGATCGGAAGCCTTATCGTTATTGATATTTGATGAGGCCGCATTTATTGATAAGATTGATGATATATGGACAGCAGCTCAGCAAACATTAGCAACTGGTGGTGATTGTATAGCATTGTCAACTCCAAATGGTGTTGGTAATTGGTTTCATAAACAATGGGTAGAAGCAACCGCAGGAGGCGAGTTTAATAATATAATGCTCCATTGGACAGTACATCCTGATAGAGATGATGCTTGGAGAGCAAAACAAACAGAACTATTAGGTGAAAAAATGGCCGCGCAAGAATGTGATTGTGACTTTATTTCATCTGGTCATACTGTTGTTGATGGTGAAATATTACAATGGTATAATGAAACATATGTAAAAGATCCTTTGGAAAAAAGAGGATTTGATGGTAATTATTGGATATGGGAATATGCAAATTATTCAAAATCATATATGGTAGTAGCTGATGTTGCAAGAGGAGATTCAACAGATTACTCTGCATTTCATGTATTTGATACAGAACAATGTAAACAAGTTGCTGAATATAGAGGTAAGATAGGAACCACCGAATATGGTAATATGTTAGTATCAGTTGCTACAGAATATAATAATGCATTGCTAGTAATAGAAAATGCAAATATAGGTTGGGCATCTATTCAAGTGGCTTTAGATAAAGGATATACAAATTTATACTATTCTTATAAGCAAGATGGATATTTAGATGAAGAAATACACTTGAAAAAAGGATATGATTTGAAAAAGAAATCACAAAAAGTTCCAGGATTTTCAATGACATCAAGAACGCGTCCATTAGTTATTTCTAAGCTAGAAACTTATTTTAGAGATAAAACACCATTAATTTTTAGTAAAAGGTTAGTAGATGAATTATTTACATTTATATGGTTAGGTCATAGAGCTGAGGCAGCAAGAGGTTATAATGATGATTTGGTCATGTCTTTTGCAACTGGATTATGGATGAGAGATACAGCATTAAGATTACATCAACAAGGTATGGATTTAAATAGAAAATCACTAGGCGGTATAGGTAAAGCAGACCAAGGAGTATATTCAACAAAAACAGATTTAAAAGGTTCAGGATGGGATTGGAAAAGCGGAGATAAAGACAACGACGATTTAACCTGGCTTTTATAATACAATCATATTTATATAAAAGTAGAAAACTATGGCAAATACATCATTAAGATCAAGATTAAGAAGACTCTTTTCAACAAACGTGATAGTTCGTAGAATTGGAAAGAAAAGACTACAAGTTGTAGATTCAAATAAGTTACAGTCTCTTGGTAACATGAAACAAACAAAATATATTGATAGATTTTCAGGAATACATCAAAGAAATCCAGGATATAGTACATATAATAATACTGCAAATTATCATCAAAATCGTGTAGAATTATATACTGATTATGAAGGTATGGATATGGACCCAATCATATCTTCTGCATTAGATATTTATGCTGATGAGTCTACTGTTAAAGATGCAGACGGAGATACATTGACAATTAGTTCGCCAGATGACAATATAAGAAAAATATTAAGAAATTTATTTTATGATGTATTAAATATTGAATATAATTTATGGCCATGGATAAGAAATGCATGTAAGTATGGTGATTTTTATTTGCATTTAGACATTAATGAAGAAATTGGTATTGTAAATGTTACACCATTATCTGCATATGAAATGAGACGTGAAGAACAATTTGATGATCAAAATCCTTATGCAGTAAAATTTTTCTATGAAGGTATGAGTAATATTGGAGGTGTAGGAGGTAATTCTCAATTAGAATATGATCCTTATGAAATTGCACATTTTAGATTGTTATCTGATACAAACTTTTTACCATACGGTAAATCAATGATTGAAGGTGCAAGAAAAATCTTTAAACAATTAATGTTGATGGAAGATGCAATGTTACTTCATAGAATAATGAGAGCACCAGAAAGAAGAATATTTAAGATTGATGTTGGTAATATTCCAGCAAATGAAGTTGATTCTCATATGCAACAAATAATGAACAAAATGAAAAAAGTTCCTTATATGGATGAGAAGACAGGTGATTATAATCTTAAATTTAATTTACAAAACATGCTTGAAGATTATTATCTTCCAGTAAGAGGTGGCGAATCTGGAACAACTATTGAATCATTACCTGGTACATCAAATGATGGTCAGACAGAAGATATAGATTATTTAAGAAATAAAATGCATGCAGCATTAAGAATACCAAAAGCCTTTTTAGGATATGATGAAGGAGTTGAAGGAAAAGCAACTTTAGCAGCAGAAGATATTAGATTTGCAAGAACCATTGAAAGAATACAAAAAATATTTACTTCTGAATTAACTAAGATTGCAATTGTACATTTATATACACAAGGATATACAGATGAAGATTTAATTAACTTTGATTTATCGTTAACTAATCCATCTATCGTTTATGAAAAACAAAAAGTAGAATTATTAAATGAAAAACTTGGATTGGTATCTAACTTCAAAGAATCAGGAATGTTTTCACAAAGATATATTTATGAAAATGTATTTGGTATGAGTCAAGATGAATGGGAAGCAGAATCAGCACAAGTAATTGAAGATCTTAAAGAAGACTTTAGAAAAGAACAAATTAAATCAGAAGGTAATGATCCAAAGAAAACAAATCAGTCATTTGGAACACCTCATGATATAGCTGCAATGCATGTACAAAATAAATTAGATATACCAGGACAGCAAGATGAAGGAGCTGATGATCCAGTTGCAGGACCAGGCCGTCCAAAAAAGTTTGGATCTTATGGAAGAGCAAATTCAGATTATGGTAGAGATGCATTAGGTAGTAAAGGTTTAGATAAAACATTTGCAGCGGATAAATCTCCGTTGCAACATAATTATAGAGGTGGATCACCACTAAATACAGAAGCAAAAGCTTTTGCTGATATGATTCAGAAACGATCAAAATCATCAAAAATTCTTCATGAAAGTTTAAATAGTAAGAAAGTTGATCCTGATAAAGGAACAATGCTTGATGAAGATATATTGATTCAAGAAGAAAAATCGTAGTGAAAGTCCAAAAACTCTATATTTATTTAAAAATAGATAGCAAACAAACGGGACAATGTGTCAATGAAAAAAATTAAGCATTCAAAGTATAAAAATACAGGTATTCTTTTCGAAATGCTGGTAAGACAAGTTGCTGCTGACACTATGCATGGTCGTAAGACAAAAGCCTTGCCAATCATCAAAAGACATTTTAAATCAGGAACTGAATTAGGAAAAGAATTACAGCTGTATAGAACACTTCAAGAAGAAGAGTTTAAATCAGAAACAAGTGCACAAAAATTTTTGCAAGCATGCGTAACTGCAAGAAAGTCATTAAATGAAGGAGCACTTCGTAGACAAAAATATAATTTAATAAAAGAAATCAATGATACATTTATTATCGATAACTTTTTTAAATCAAGAGTATCTAATTATAATATAATGGCTGCAGCATATAAATTATTTGAATATGCAGAAGTAGATAATCCAGCTCAAATAGTTAGATCAAAAGCTACATTGGTAGAACATGTTTTAAGAAATACATTAGCCAATCCCGTTAAACAAAAAAGAGGCGGTGTAATAAAAGAAACATATGCAGTTCAACCAAAAGATGTAAGATTGCTATCTTATAAAATGTTGATTGATAAATTTAATGATAAATATAATGGACTTAATCAACGTCAAAAGAATATTCTTCGTGAATATATTAACAATGTAACAAATACTGTTGCATTAAAAGAATTTATTACCAATGAGATTCCAGTTATCCAAAAGGAGTTAAAACGAGCTTCTTCACGAGTAGGTTCCAAAATAGTTAAAATAAAACTAAATGAAGTCAACAATATGCTATCTGAATTACAAGGTCGTGGAGTAGTTAAAGATAAAGATGTTTTAACAATGCTACGTTATTATGAATTGATCAAGGAACTTAAAAAAGTGGAGATTAAATAATGAGCGCTAATCCATCACAAAAAGAAAATTGGTTTGCTGGTTATACAACTAGTAGCTATTATGGAAGAAATCAATTTGAACCAGGAAAATATGTTGGAGCAAGAGTAATTCCAGCATCGGCTGGAAGTGTTGATTTAGATGGTCAAGGATATGGAGCTATCATAGTTGGTGACGCAACCAATTTATTTGTAACAGCATCTAGCGGAGCTGTTATTCCAACTGCTCAGCTTGGTACTAATACAATTGTTGAAATAGGTATTAAAGGTGTAAAAGTTGGAGCAACTGGTAATTGTACTGTATTTAAATTAAATAATGCGAAAGGTGGATAGGAGTTGATAAATGGATTATATGAAAAAATTTAAACAATTCCTAGCTGAAGAAGAAAAAGAAGACGAAAAGATAGAGTATCAGCACAGCGATGAAGAATTAGGTGAAGCTAATGTAACTAGCAATATTGATGGAGGAGAAGGTCCTCCTAAAACTCCATATGCATTTGGAGATGATTCATCAAAGTCAAAGAAAAAACAAAAAGATAATGCTGAAACAGCAACAGGATATGCAATGGTAAAAGATTCATTATATAAAAAAATGATGTCAATGATTCATGAAACTGGTCAGTTAAATGAAACATCGTATAGAGATTTTAAAAAAGATCCAACTTCAACTCCACAACAAAAAGTTAACAGAGGTATAGCAGAAGTTAATAAAATGTTAGGATTAATGGAAAAGATCGTAAATAATAATATTAGATTGAAAACAGAAATGGGTGTGAATTCAGATCATTTTTGGAAATCAACTGGTAGAAGATTTGCAAAGATAAATGAAAGAATGACTAGAATTGCAAATCGATTAAAAGAATTATCACAATAGGAGTCAAAAAATGTCAAAACAATTATTAGTTAATTATCAAACATTTGAGATTACTCCTCAACAAATAAATGAAAGCCTATCAAAAAATGGCGGAAAATTAATTGTTTCTGGAGTTCTTCAAAGAGCAGAAGCCAAAAATCAAAATGGTAGAATATATCCAAAAGAAACTTTAATGAGAGAAGCTGGTAAGTATGAAGAATCTTTTATTAAAGAAAAAAGAGCTTTAGGAGAATTAGATCATCCAGATTCGTCTGTAGTAAATTTAAATAACGTGTCTCATAATGTTTTGGGCATGAATTGGCAAGGTAATGATTTAGTTGGAACTGTTGAAGTACTTTCTACTCCTGCAGGAAATATATTGAAAGAACTTTTCAAGTCTGGTATTAGATTAGGTATTAGTTCAAGAGGTATGGGTTCTGTAAAAGAAGTAATGAGAGAAGGTGACGAAACTTTAGAAGTACAACCAGATTTTGAACTAATTGCATTTGATTTTGTTTCTAATCCATCAACTCATGGAGCATTCTTATCTCCAGTAAACGAAGGAAAACAAAAAACAAATGATAAATATAATAATGTAAATAAATTAATAACTGATATAATAAAGGAGTTCTAATATGCTAAAAGATATGCAATCACAATATGGACCAAATCCTAATCTTCCAAAAACAGATACGTTGGCAGGAGAAGGTAAGAAGAATGCTGGATTAGAAACTCTTGGAGCAAATAATGCTTCAAAGTATTCAGCAACAGTAACTAAAGATCCATTCGCTTTTGAAGCTAAAAAGAATACAGGATTAGAAGGCGTTAAAGATGGATCTAAATACGGTATGACAGGAGGAAAACCTACATCATATATTGATACAGTGGAGTACTAAAATGAATTTGAAAAAACAATATCAAAGACTTTTTGAAGGCAGAGCAGAGTTTGCAAAAGCCAATAATTTAAAAATGGAAGATTCTTTATTAAATGAAAATCCAATGGTTCAAGCTTTTCCTAAAATGAAATCTAGAGGAGAGATGGAAGATGCTGGCGTTAAAGTTGGTATTGATGTTGAATATTTTTCAGATCAAATAAATGAACTATTAGAGCAGCTACAAGATTTTCATCAAGAGTTAGGTACTGGTATAGAAATGAAAGGTGATGAAACTGGTGATTATATATATCAAACAGCAGAAAAGCAAGTATCTAGATATATGATGAGTGCTATGAAAGGATTAGAAGATCTTCAAAAATATTTAGAAAGACAAAAGAGGAATCTATAATGGCAACAAATAAATTTGAAAAACAAATGTTAAAATCTTTTCTAAATGAAAATTTTGGACAAGATGAAAAGGATCAAAAATTAACATCAGAACAAAAAAAAGCGTTTACTGAAGCTGTCGGTAATTATCATACAATGGGTGATAATATATATAGAAATTCATCGTTAAGGGAAATAACTGAAGAATTAGGTCATATAGTAAAGATAGCAGAATCTCTTACATTACAAGAATCAGAACATTGGTTTGATAATGTTACTACTAGTCGTCATATGAAACAGTTAAAAGAAGCTTATAAAGTATTTGAAAAAACGGCAGGTGAAGTTCATACATTACAGCAAAGACTAGAATCAGCATATGAAGATATGGGTGGTATATTAAATAAGTATTATAAGATAGGAGAAGCTTTAGATCCAGTAGGACAAGAAGATGGTGATATTGACAATGATGGTGATAAAGATAAAACAGATGCTTATTTATTAAATAGAAGAAAAGCTGTAACAAAAGCTGTAAAAAAGTCTTAATATATTTGGTTTATTGAAATATATTCTTTATATTAAGAATAGTTATAATCATAAAATAGTTATATGAACAAGAAACATAAAATTTGGCAATCACATATACCAGCTCAACCACTTGGTGCATCTGTAGTAAAAGGTGATATAGGATTTGCAATCCGATTTTGGAAACGTGCATTAAAAGATGCAGGTACATTGCAAGAGTTAAGAGAAAGAAGATATTTTAAGAAAAAGTCTTCTAAAAGAAGAGAACAATTAGATTCTGCAAAATATTTCCAAAAAATAAATTCTCAGCAAGACTAAGAAAAAACTTATTTATTTAATATACAAAAACTTTTTTAAAAAAATATAAGGGTTTTTGTATATCCCTGTATATTTATATTTGATTTCAAAACATACGGTGTTTCAATATCACTGTCCCTGAATATTTTTAAACTATTCTATTAAGGTTCTTAATAACCTTACTTCCGAAAAATTTTATTAAAGGAGAGATTCAATATGAACAAACTATTGAAAGAAGCTATTGCTGACGCGAAAGCGGTACGAGAAACAGCATTAGCTAATGCGAAACTAGCATTGGAAGAAGCTTTTACGCCAAGACTTCAATCTATGTTATCTGCAAAATTATCTGAAGAAGAAGAGTCACATATGGAAGAGGACGAAATGCCAATGGATGAGCCAGCAATGGAAACTCCACCAGCTGAAGAGCCAGAAATGGACATGGGCGAAGGCATGAGAGAAGATGAAGTCGAAGAAGGCATGCGTGAAGATGATGAGGAAACTCATAATGAAGGCATGAGAGAAGACGAAGACGAATTATCTGAAGAAGATGCAGAACTAGAAGAAATCTTAAGAGAGCTTGAAGATGATACTGTAGACGAAGGTCAAAGAGGTGACAAAGAAACTGATGAAAATGAAGACAAAGAAGAAACTAATGAAGTTTCTGATTCTTCAGACATTGGTAAAGGTGACAACAAAGTTGACGTTGCTTATGGTAAAGATCAAGACGATCCAGGTAAAGGTAAACTTAAAGAAGAAGATGAAAAAGAAGAGACTAACGAAGGAGAAGAAGTTGATCTTGACGAAATCATTAATGCTTTAAGAGAAGAAGATGAAGCTGAAAAAACTGATGAAGCTGAAGACAAAGAAGTAGAAGAAGGTCATACTGCAGGAGTAGATGACGGTGGCGCTGCTAAAGAACTTGAAGAAGCTTATAAAGTTATTAGATTCATGAAGTCAAAGCTAAATGAAGTTAACCTTCTAAATGCAAAACTTTTATTCTCGAACAAATTATTTAGAAACCATTCATTAAATGAAAGTCAAAAAATGAAAGTAATTGAAAACTTTGACAGAGCTCAGACATTGAGAGAAGTTAAGTTAGTATTTGCTACATTATCTGAATCATTTAGATTGGGTGGTGGAAAGAAAAAATCAATCAAAGAATCTTATGCAAGTAAAGCTTCTAGATCTACAAAACCATCAAAAAGAGTTCTTTCAGAAGGAAATGAGGTGGCTAATAGATTTAAGAAATTAGCTGGACTTATATAAGTTCTAATTAAAAGGAGATTTAAAAATGGATATAAATTCATTAATGCCTAATGATACTTTAGCAAAACAAAAAGCAGTAACTGCTGGCTTAGTATCAAAATGGGAAAGAACTGGTCTTCTTGAAGGTCTTAACAAAGAATATGAAAAGTCAGGAATGGCTGTTCTATTGGAAAACCAAGCAAAACAATTAGTATCAGAAGCAAATTCTACTGGTACATCTGCAAACTCTGAAGAGTGGTCAGGTGTAGCTTTACCATTGGTAAGAAGAATTTTTGCTGAGATTGCTGCTAAAGATTTTGTTAGCGTTCAACCAATGAACCTACCATCTGGACTTGTATTCTTCCTAGACTTCAAGTATGGGACCGCGCAACCAGGATTTACTACAAACTCTGGTAAAGATTCACAAAACGATTCTGTATTCGGTGTAACTGATGATAACAAAGGTGGAACAGTAGCTACTGAAGGTCTTTATGGTGCTGGTAGATTTGGATATTCTATCAACGAAACTACAAAAGCTGACTTAGTTAACGGTACTGGTGTTGTTGGAACTAACATTGTAACTGAATCATATGCATCTCAAACTGCATTTGAAGCTGGGACAAACCATGATTCAGAATTTTCTGCTTCATTGGCAGCTGCATCTGTTGAATTTGGTCAATTACAGAAAGTATCATTTAAATTTGGTTCATCTGATTTAACAGATACTAACGGTGTTAGAGCATTCCAAATTTCAGGATCTGGAATCGAAACTTATTATCCTCAATTTACTGTAGTTGATGATGAGACAAGTAATACACCAACTGTAACGTTCTTAGTTAAAGCTGCTGCATCAACTCCAGCTATTGCTGCAGGTTCTGGTAAAGTAGTAATTACTTATCAAAAACAACCTGGTGATACTTCAAGAGGTGACTTTGAATCTGATGATTCAAGTGTAGGAGCTTCAAACTCAAGTCTTAATATTCCAGAAATTAACCTGGAAATGAGATCTGAGGCAATTGTTGCTAAGACAAGAAAGTTAAAAGCAATCTGGACTCCAGAATTTGCTCAAGACTTGAATGCTTACCATTCAATTGATGCTGAGGCTGAATTAACTTCTATGTTATCTGAATATGTTTCGCAAGAAATTGATTTAGAATTATTAGATATGTTGATCCAAAATGCTCAAACTACTGACTTCTGGTCAGCTAGATTAGGCTTTGAATATGATTCAGCGTTAACTACATTTGCTAATACTGCTGGTAATTCTGCAGCTTACAACCAAGGAACATGGTTCCAAACTTTAGGAACTAAGATCCAAAAAGTAAGTAACAAGATTCACCAGTTAACATTAAGAGGTGGTGCAAACTTCCTAGTATGTTCTCCAACTGTTGCAACTATCCTAGAATCAATTCCTGGATATGCTGCTGATACGGATGGTGATAAAATGCAGTTTGCAATGGGTGTACAAAAAGTTGGTGCTATTAATAATAGATTCCAAGTTTATAAAAACCCATACATGACTGAGAATACTATCTTAATGGGATATAGAGGAGCTCAATTCCTTGAAACTGGAGCAGTTTATGCACCATATATTCCACTTATCATGACTCCATTAGTATATGATCCTAATTCATTCACTCCAAGAAAAGGTGTAATGACTAGATATGCTAAGAAGATGGTAAGACCAGAATTCTATGGTAAGATCCATATTGATGGATTGGATACTATATAAGATAGGTTAAACAACCGATTTTATTAGGATTTGAAATTAGAAGGGCACCTTTTTAGGTGCCTTTCTTACATTCTAACATATTTATATAAAAGATATGGCAACTAAGATAAAATGGGAAGAAGCAGATTTTAAATGGGAAGCAGCTCCGCCAAGTGAAGGGTATAAGCCTGGATTTAAGCCGTCATCTTTTCCATATAAATGGAATGATGTAGCTTTAATACTTGAAGAGATTGTTGAACAAGCAGCAGGAGGTATCATCCAACCAGCTGTAGAAGCTTTAGAACCAGAAAAAAAGAAAAAACTTATACGATTGATTATGTATAGAAAAGGTATTGAAATATATGATGAATCCAAAGAAGTTAAAAATATTGATGTACATGTAGATGATATAAAGACAATTATCGAAGAAGCCAAAATAAAAATGCAAATAGAAAATATACAGATATGAAAAAAGGACCACTTTCAAAAGCAAGATCAATGGGAGTAAATGTTGATGGTATGCTACAAGGTATGCTAGGCAAAGATAAAGGTTTAGGAGATACCGTTGAACGATTTACAAAAGCTACAGGTATTAAAAAAATAGTTGATACTGTATCAAAAGCAACTGGAAAAGATTGTGGATGTAAAGGAAGAAAAGATAAATTAAATAAAATGTTTCCATATATAGGTGAAGTTGATCCAAAAACTACTTTATATCAATGGAATGATCATCCGTTAGATAAAATAAAAAAAATGCGAGATGTAAAGGAGAATAAAAATGTATAAATTATTTACAGATAAAGCAGAACTATTTGAATGTGATATAAAAATAGAAGGTGCAAGTCTTTCTAACTCAACTGCAAGATTGGTAGTAGAAACATCAGAATACAGTTTAATGTTTAATGGTTCAATATCAGCTGACGGAAAATGTAAAGTTCCTATTAGAAAACTTAAAGGCCTAATAGATGAAAGCAATAAAGGAAACATTAAGTTAGAAGTTATTGCAGATGATACATATTTTACGCCATGGGAAACAGATTTTGAAGTTCAGGCTAGTAAAAAAGTAACAGTTGAAATAAAATCTCAATCTCCAAAAAAACCTATTGTAGAAACAAAAGGTCCAAAAGTTGCAGTTACAAAAGTTAAAAAAGTAAATAAAACAAAAAAGACAACTATTTCAGAATCTGAAAAAAAGCATATTATTAATATAATGAAATTATTAATTCATGAAAATGTTAATATAAACAATCTTTCCATAAAGAAAGATAAATTAAATAAGGTTATAGCTACATATACTCAATTCAAACCAATTACCGAAGAGTCAAAAGGAAAAGTTATTAATGGAGTATTGAACGTATTAGCAAAACAAAAATAAGGGGTTATAGATGGCTGGTTCAAATGATTTTACAGGCCAAAATATTCAAGACACATATCAAAGAGTCTTACAAATATCATCTAGTGGTGAACTAGCAGACGGTACAGGTTCATTAGTTCCTTTACTTGATGTTACGGCATCTTTTGCAATATCTTCATCTATTGAAATATTAAAAGAAGTTTCTTCATCAAATGCTGATACTGCCTCATATATTCAAGCAGCGAATATAGAACAGCCATTTCATCATATAACAGCTTCTGGTAATATAAGCGCAAGTTCAATTACAGGAAATCATGTACTTGGAGGAGATTTAACTATTGGAGATGATTTTACTTTTGGAATACATAAGTTAAGTACACATGCTTCTGGGATTTTTCGTTTAATTAGTGGTTCAACATCTATACTATCAGCACAAGGTACTCATGTAACAGCCTCAGGAGATATAAGTTCAAGTGGTAAAGTAATTGGTGGAGGATTATATGTAACACAAGCAGGTGCTATTCATAATGAACAGTTCCTAGGAACTAGAATAGCATTCAATATGGGTCAATTGATTTTTAATACTGGAGCCACCAGTACACCTACTGAAGCATTTAGATTGACAAATGGAGTTGGAGCTGTATTTAACGAACCAGGTAATGCAGGCTATGATTTTCGTATTGAAAGTAATACTAATACGCATGCATTTTTTGTAGATGCAGGAACAGAAAAAATAGGAATAAAAACAAGTACGCCTGTAGCTGATTTTCATGTAGAAGGTGACATAACTGGTAGCGGTCAAGTACGAGCAATTTCTGGTTCATTTCCTATATTAACTGGTCATGATACTACCACCACCGGATTAGAAGTATCAGGATTTGTTTCTGCTACAAGTGTAACAGCATCAATTATAAGTTCAAGCGGTACTATTATATCAACTGGTGATATTTCAACAGATGGTAGTATAACAGCAGTAAGTACAGGATCATTTGGATATGTAACAGCTGCAGAAATAAGTTCAAGTGGTGCAATGTTAGCAGATCATTATATATACAATGATAATGTAACTGCAGGATTAAGTCATAGATTTATAGTAACACCGCCTAGTGGTGTGCAACCTAACATAAGCAATACTAACATATTTTTAGGAGGTAATGTACGAATTGATAGTCAAGAAGCTCAGGCCGCGGCAGGATTGAGTCAACATGGAGGATCAGCAGGAGATTCATTAAGTGTACAAGGAGATATTAGTAGTGATACTTCTGTAACAACACCAGGAATCATATTTTCAAATAATAGTAGCAGAATAGCACTTAAACTTAGAGATTCAGACAAAGTGATACAACTTGGAGGGGCTGCTCAACCAGGAGCATATTTTCAAACAGGATTTGAATTTGTCACTACTGGATCATCTGCTAGTCCATTTATTGGTGTTAGATTTGGTGGATTAGGAAATATTGAGTCGGATAGTCATATATCAGCCTCAGGTGATATAAGTGCAAGTGGTAATGTATATGGAACTGGGTTTTATACGCCAAGTGCAAGATTTGGTGAGGCCTCTACAAATAATGCATATATTCAAAAAAGTAATGGTGGAGAATTAGATTCAATACAATTTAAAGCGGCAAGAATAGATACCTCTGATATTAATTCAACTGGTAACATAACGGCATCATTAAATATAAGTGCAAGTAGAAAAGTAATTGCAGGTGGTACAATATCTTCTGATAGTGGCCTTGTCGTAAATACGAATAACGAAGGTATTCAATTTATGGCTTCCAATGGAACTTTATTTAAAAATATAGCTACAAATACTGTTGATGATTTTCTTGTACAAAATCTTAAAAATGGAGAAAATTTAAGATTGAGAGCAGGTCAATCTGGTAACAAAGGAAAAGTTCTTGTACAACAAGGAGGAACATCAACAAGTATAGTTGAATTTGGACCAACAGATTCTGTAAATATAATAGGACATGTAACAGCCTCAGGTAATGTAAGTTCAAGTGGAAATTTCTTAACAGATGGAGATATTAATGCTACCGGTCAAATTCATGGAGAGGCAGGTGAAACAGATTTTGTAGTACAAACTGCAACAGTAGGAGCATCTCAAGGTGGAGATATTGTGAAATGGGGCGGTGGTAGTACTACTGCTGGTAAAATATATTATTATAATTCATCTGGAGATTGGGCTGAAACTGATGCAGATGCTGCTAGTACATCTACTGGTTTATTAGCAGTAGCATTAGGAAGTTCTCCATCTGATGGAATGTTGTTGCGAGGTATTGTAGTTTTAAATACAATTAGTAACGGATCTAATACACATGGAGCAATTGTTTATCTGGACACAGCTGTTACCGGTGCAGGTTCACGAACCGCGCCAAGTGGAGCTAGTGATATAGTACGAATTATAGGATATCAAATATCTAATGCTACAACCTTAATATGGTTTAATCCAGATAATACTTTTGTGGAAATATCATAATGGCATTTATTAGAGCAACATATTATTCTGGATCAATTATTGAAATATCTAACAATTCTCAATTAGCAATAGATCAAAATAAATATTGGACTAGCGAAGAGGGCGTTTCTGATACAATTGGTGTATGGGATAATGTTAATAACAAATTTATACCAGATGGTGTATATGATGAAGATACTGGATGGTTGTGGCCTGAAGATTTAGATTGGAGTAATTATAATGGCTGATACTGGTATACATGGTCCAACTTCTAATACAGGAATTTCTGGTATGACAAATTTTAGTCAACCACAAAGACTTCATGAAACAACATCAGGAGCTTCAGCAACCGGGTTCTCAGGTGCAAACAGAGGACATATATGGAAAGGATTTTTTTCAAGTGAAATACCAACAGGTGCTACTGTAGATGGATTTGAATTAATATCTACACAATATAATAGTTCGAGAGGTAACATAGGAAACTTCGGTTCATCAGGGGCTACAGAATCTACTACTTTTACTTTTCATTTATGGAATGGAACTTCATTAAGTTCTGCAATTGCCTGGCAAAATGTTTCTACAGGAATAAGTGGTATAGCTTTGAATGGAGATAGCACTGAAGTAACATTTACAGGATCTAATAAAAGGCATCCCGCATTGCCATCAAGTAACCAAGGAAATGATACAGTAATGGCCGGCTCTCCAACCGAAACCGGAGGATTGTCATGGACAGTTTCTAGTCAAGCAGATTGGGGCTTTGGATTAAAAATACCAAGTGTTACTAATACTCCTGTATACGGTGCAATTCGAGGACTTGGCCTTAAATGTTATTTTACAGAAGCAGCAACCGGTTATAGTAATAATGTAATAGGAGTAGCATCTGCTAATATAGCAAAAGTTAAAGGTGTTGCGACAGTAGATATTGCAAAAGTAATAGGAGTATCATAATGCCATCAACCACATCATCTCCAACAGAGCCTTTATCCCTAAGAGCATTTGTAGAATCCGCTGATGAGAACACAACAAAACTTCAAGAAGGAGTTGTTTTTAGTGCATTTTCAGGATTATCTGTTCCATCGAATGCAACAATTACCGGAGCTAAATTAGTAGTGACAGGGGCATTCAATATAGGGTACAATGCATCAACTGCTACTTCCATGTTTACTATATCTGCAGATGGCGGCGATTCGTATGGAGATACTGTAACGGCTTCTAGTGGGTTTAACGCTTTATCAGATGGAATAAGCACAGTAACATATGGTGGCCCAACTACATTATGGGGTATTGGTGCTGACAGCTGGAACGCGGTTAAAACAAATTTAGATGAAAAACTTGCATTGCGATATATTGCTCCAAATAGTTCTGTCGCATATTTTGATTATATAAATATTGGTATATACTATTCAGTTACAACTACAGGAACACCAATTAAATTAATAACAGGTCGAGTTCAACTTATTAACGGTCGTATTAGCATTTAATCTTGCAGTTCTACATATTTATATAAAAATGGAGAGAAAGTAAGCTATGGCAGTAAAAGTTCCTATTTGGCCGGGGTCGGCATCATTTTCAGATGTATCAGGTAATACACCATTCGGATTATATGATTCGGATACTACCTATGTAACAGCTTCTGTAAATACAGCAGATTGGTGTGCAAAAAGATTAGGATATCCTTTAACTGATATTGAATTACAAAATATCAACTTCTTTGCATGTTTCGAAGAAGCAGTCACTGAATATGGTAATCAATTGAATACATATAATATTCGTGATAACATGATCAATTTATTTGGTGCAGCTACCGGTTCTAATTTAACTGGACAAAAAGTATCTTCCAATATGGGAGGACTTATTGAACTAGCAGAAGAATACGGCACTGAAGCAGGTTCAGGAGGAAATGTAACATACTTTACTGGATCAGTAACAATGTCTGCAAATCAACAAATTTATGATTTAACTGATTCATCTATTGTTAATTTAGAATCAGGCACAGCTGGAACTGATTCAATTGAAATAAAAAGAATATATCATGAGGCCCCTCCAGCATTAGCAAGATATTTTGATCCATTTATTGGTACTGGTTTAGGATCTCAGCAAATGTTAGATTCATTTGGTTGGGGTAATTATAGTCCAGGTGTATCATTTATGATGATGCCAGCATATGCAGATGTTTTAAGATTGCAAGGAATTGAGTTTAATGATCAAATAAGAAAATCTGCATATTCTTTTCAATTAGTAAATGATCGTTTAAGAGTATATCCATTACCAGATGGTTCTGCATTCACAAAAATACATTTTGATTATATTAAAAAATCAGATAGATCGAATCCATTAAAAGGAAATACAGGAACAATATCAGATTATTCAAATGTACCATATCAAGATGTTGTTTATTCAAATATAAATTCAGTTGGTAAACAATGGATTAGAAAATATACATTAGCTTTAGCTAAAGAAATGTTAGGATATATTAGAGGTAAATATTCTGCATTACCTATTCCAAATTCAGAAGTGACATTGAATGGATCAGACCTAACATCAGCCGCTCAGACTGAAAAAGAAGGTCTTATAACAGAACTAAAAGAAATACTGGATTCAATGTCAAGGCAAGCACAATTAGAAAGAAAACAAGCTGAAGCAGATGCACTGCAACAGCAAATGAATAAAATACCACTTAAAATATATGTAGGGTAATTATGGCGTTATTCGGATCAGCAAGAGATGCAAGTTTAATTAGATCAATCAATAACGAACTTATTGTCAATTTTATAGATACAGAAATTGAATTTTATAAGTTGGTATTAAATGAAACACGTGAAAATATTTATGGAGAATCAGTTTCAAAAAGATATTACAATCCTATCAAGATTCCAGGCCTTATGCAGAAAGATGAAAAAACAACAATTGCAGATGATTATGGAATTGATTCTACTAGAACAGGTGTTTTTGCATTTTCAAGAGATTATTTAGTTGATAGAACTATAATAATGGAAATTGGAGATATATTACAATGGGATAATGATTTTTATGAAATTGATAAAGTTAGTTCATCACAATATTTTAGAGGTATTAATCCAGGTACAGATTTAGGATTTACAACAGGTGAAAGAGGTGAATTTGGATATAGCGTTGCCATTACAGTTGAAGCCCATATGACTCAAAGAAATAAACTTAATTTAGTAGAAACAAGATCAGGTGGTGTTAACCAAGAATATCAATTACCAAAAAACTTATAATAAATGAGTAAATTAAGATTAAATAAAACCCAAAGTAGTTTTTCTACGGATAGAACTATTAATCGTGCAGATCAAGTAAGGAGAGATACTGATACGATTAAAACACCAGCATGTTCAATATATGATGTGGATTATGCTATAATATCATATATACGTGATGTAATCAAACCTACAGTTATTGAAGATGGAAATGTTATTGATATACCAATAATGTATGCTAATGGAGAAAAATGGAGCCAAGTTCAAAAACATGGATACATGAGAGATCAAAAAGGTAAACTTATGGCACCATTAATGATATTAAAAAGAAATAGTATTACAGAAAGAGATACATTAAAAAAATTAGATGTAGAAAGAAATCCATCAGGTAATACTCAAACGTTACGAAATAGATTTACTCAAGCAAATAGATATGATAGATTTGGAGTATTAAATAATGCAAAACCTACTCAAGAATTTTATATTACATCAGTACCAGAGTTTATTGATGTTACATATGAATTGCTAATTTGGACACCTTATATAGAAGATATGAATAAAGTAATTGAATCAATAATGCCAACAGGTGGATTTGCTTGGGGTACAACTTGGAAATTTAATACGTATATAGATGATTATTCTTTTGAAACAATGAATAATACAGGTGAAGATAGGATAGTTAGAGCAACATTACCATTACGAACAAAAGCAACATTGTTAATGGAAGATGAATTAAGAAAATCTACATTACAAAAAAGATATGCTGTTAAACAAATAAAGTTTGGATCAGAATATCAAACAGATGAATTTCCTGCAAAAATAGTTGAAACAGGAAAAACATATAGCCAAATAGAAACAGAAACAGATTTAATATCAAAAATTACAAAAGAAGCAGAAAATAGGAGTTAAGTTATGCCGTTAAACGATAATTTGTTACAACAAGGTATTTATGCCGCATTTAAAAGACAGTCAGTTAAAGGAGTTACATCAAAAGCAAATACTGATAGAGAACTTGCAAGAGACCTTGCTCGAGCCATTTCCGTATATGTTAGATTAGGTACTGTACAAACAGCAGTAACATCATTTGGTATTGGAGCAACAGCACCTCATCCAATGGTTATACCAGTATTTACTGTAGCTACAGGTACAGGTATAGGATTTGTAGTTTAATGGTTGTTTGAGTTAAAATCAGTATATTTATATAAGGTAATAAGGAGAATAAGTTATGTCAAATACAAAACAGTTTACAAAAGAAGAACTAGAATTAGTTCAAGGTTTACGAGATAGAATGTCTAAATTAGTCGCAGGATTTGGTGAACTAAAATTAGAACAAATATTGCATGAGCAGAAAGGAAAAAATTTAGAAGCACTTGAAGCTCAATATAATAAAGAATATTTAGACATTCAGCAAAAAGAACTTGAATTAGTTAAAACGTTTAATGACAAATATGGCCGAGGAACTCTAGATTTAGAATCTGGGACTTTTTCACCAGCAAACTAAAGGTTTGAGGTCATTTAAGCATATTTATTAAAAAGAAAATAAACAGGAGAAATTAAATGGCTGAAAAAATTGTATCGCCTGGTGTATTTACCAGAGAAAGAGATTTAACCTTTTTACCAGCAGGAATCCAAAATATTGGAGCTGCTATTATAGGACCTACGGTAAAAGGACCAGGATTAGTGCCGACCGTGGTAACATCCATGGCAGAATATAGAGCATTATTCGGCGATTCATTTGAAAGTGGATCAGGAGCTCAATTAGGTAATTTTACTTATTTAACATCATTAGCAGCAGAAGAATATTTAAAACATCATGATTCATTAACAGTTGTAAGAATTTTAGCTGGAGCTTTTGGTGGAGCAAATTCAAACGTAACTGCATCCGGTGTTGATGCACAATCATTTAAATTACATACATTATCAGATGGTGCTATTTTAAATAGTGGTCAAGCAGCAGCTTCTACTAATGGATCTGGTATTGCAGCTGATGAAGGAACTAATAATATATTATTATCTGGTTCAAAAGATAATTTAAGATGGGAAGTTGCAAACGTAAATACTTCAAGAGGAACATTTTCATTATTTATTAGATCAGGTAATGATACTTCAAAAAGAAAAAATATTCTTGAAACGCATAACAACTTATCATTAGATCCAAATTCAACTAATTATATAGCAAAAAGAATTGGTGATTCAAAACTTAATTTAAGAGGATCAGGTACTACATCACCATATATCCAATCTTCAGGATCATATGTTAACAAATCAAAATATGTAAGAGTTGAAGTATTAAGAAAAACATTAAACTATTTAGATGAAAATGGAAATATAAGAGATGCGGCATTATCAGCTTCATTACCAGCAGCAGTTTCAGGAACATTCTCAGGAGGATCAGATGGTAATGTACAACATCCACAAAAGTTTTATGATGAAATTACATCAACTAATACGCAAGGATATAATTTAAATGTAGATGCAAATGGTAAAACAGCTTATACAGATGCAATCAATTTATTAGCAAATTCAGATGAATATGATATCAACCTATTATTATTACCAGGTGTAATATCAGCATTAGCAGGTCATTCAAATGTAGCTGCATCAGCAATTCAAATGTGTGAAGATAGAGGTGATGCATTTGCAATTATTGATCCTGTAGCATTTGCATCATCGATTACAGATGCAACTACAGAAGCATCTGCAAGAGATACAAATTATGCTGCAGTATATTGGCCATGGGTACAAATACCAGATAATTATTCATCTAAAAATGTATTCGTTCCAGCATCTGTAGTAATGGGTGGTGTATATGCATTCAATGATAAAGTAGCAGCTGAATGGTTTGCTCCTGCAGGTCTAAATAGAGGTGGTATTGATATTGCAATCCAACCAGAAAGAAAATTAACTCATGGTAATAGAGATACTTTATATGATGATAATGTTAATCCATTAGCAACTTTCCCAAATAGTGGAGTAGTAGCATTCGGTCAGAAAACATTACAGAAAAAAGCATCTGCATTAGATAGAGTAAATGTTAGAAGATTATTGATTGCAGCTAAGAAGTTTATTGCTTCATCGACAAGATTCTTAGTATTTGAGCAAAATACAGCAGAAACTAGAAATAGATTCTTAAGTATTGTGAATCCATATTTAGAATCAGTACAACAAAGACAAGGTTTACATGCTTTTAAAGTTGTAATGGATGAATCAAATAATACTCCAGATGTAATTGATAGAAATCAAATGGTAGGACAATTGTTCTTGCAACCAACTAGAACAGCAGAATTTATAATTATTGACTTTAACATTCTTCCGACTGGTGCAGCATTTCCAGAATAATAGATAAGAAAAAGTAGAGTTGAGTATATTTATATTAAATAAATAGGAGATAAAAAAATGGCAGATTTACTAAGTCCAAATGAAATAATGTATACCGCGTATGAGCCTAAAGTAGCCAATAGGTTTATAATGTATATCGAAGGTATTCCAGCTTACATAGTTAAAGCTGCATCTAGACCATCAATTGATCAAGGTGAATTAATTTTAGATCACATTAATGTTGAAAGAAAATTAAAAGGAAAATCTAGATGGCAAGATATTACGGTAACATTATATGATCCAGTAGTTCCATCTGGAGCGCAAGCGGTAATGGAATGGGTTAGATTACATCATGAATCAGTAACAGGTAGAGATGGATATTCTGATTTCTATAAGAAAGATATTGTATTTAATACATTAGGACCTGTTGGTGATAAGGTTGAAGAATGGACAATTAAGGGCGCCTTTATCTCTGCTGCAACCTTTGGTGATATGGATTGGGCTACAGAGGATGCAATCAACATTGAATTGACAATCAAATATGATTATGCAATCCTTCAATTCTAGATCAAAGATTATATAAGATCATTAAAAATCCTACCTTATGGTGGGATTTTTTTTGGGCAATTGCATATTTATATTAAATGTTACTAAACAAAAGGAAGATTAAGTTATGGCAAAAAATGTAAATGAAGAATATCCAGGTAAAGCAACTACACAAAAAATGGCAGAAGCTAACAATATTTCTGCAGAAGAATTAAAAGCAAGAGCTATTGATGCATATCAAGGTGAAGTTGCAAAAAAACATGATTTCCCTACTGAGGTAATTGATTTACCTTCTAGAGGTTTATTATATCCAGAAGATAGCGCATTATCATCTGGTAAGGTAGAAATGAAATACATGACCGCAAAAGAAGAAGATATTCTAACTACTCAATCATATATTAAACAAGGTATAGTATTGGATAAATTATTTCAATCATTAATTGTTTCAAATGGTGAAGGTAAAAAAGTAAAATATAATGAACTACTTGTTGGAGATAAAAATGCAATTATGATTGCAGCAAGAGTATTAGGATATGGTAAAGATTATGAATGTGAAGTTGTTTCCCCTCATTCAGGTGAAAAACAAAAAGAAATTATTGATCTTGCTGTTCTTGAAGAAAAGGAAGTAGATTATAATTTATATACAAAAGGCCAGAACAAATTTTCTTATACATTACCTCATTCTAAAAGAGTTGTAGAATTTAGATTTTTATGCCATGGAGATGAACCAAATATCCAAGCGGAAATAAAAGCAGCAAAGAAAATAAATAGAGGTGTTGATCCAACATTATCAACAAGATTAACATATTCTATATTATCAATAGATGGTGATACAGATAAAATGGCAATTAGAAAATTTGTTCAATATCAATTACTAGCTTTAGATTCTAGGGCATTAAGAGGATATATGAGAGACATTCAACCAGATGTACAATTAAATCTGACATTTGAATGCGAATCTACAGGAGAGGATTTCCAAATGGATCTTCCCATTGACACCAACTTTTTTTGGCCTGGGGCCTAATTACCGGCCCCTATTACATGGACAAATATTTGACCTCGTATACTGGGGTAAAGGTGGCTTCGGCTGGTCTGATGTTTATAATATGCCTGTATGGCTACGTACTTTCTATATTAAAAAGATTGAAAAAATTCTTAACGATCAAAACAAAGCTCAAGAAGAAGCTAATAAAAAAGCTAAGGCTGCAGCGCGAAGAAGAAGGTAGAATTATATTCTCATAAATCACATAGTTCCATATTTATATTAAAATAAATGGACGAGAACTATGGCAAATAAATTAGAAAAATCACAAAAAGATCTGATCAATCATTTAGATGAAGGTCTGTTTTCACCTATACTTAAAAAACTTGTTTCAGGCAGATTAAAACGTACTCTACGTAAGCTTGAAAAAGATCCTAACATGCGCGATGCTATAAAAAGAGTTGACAAGGCCATTACTGATTTTGAAAGAGAATTAGAATTAGGAGCAGAATTAACATCAAAAACTCATAAAGATTATAACACATCAGGCATGAAACGATTTAGAAAAGATCGAGAAGATCTGTATAAAGGGTTAGGTTTAGGTCATCTATTAAAATAAATTGGTAAAAAGATATGGCATTGACTCCAGAGCAACAAAAAGAACTTAATGTTCTTCGAAAACAAGAAGAACAGCTTGTTATTAAAATAGGCCAAGCCTTGGCCAGCTCTATGCCAAATCAAAAAGAAATTGTTAGATTAACCCAACAAAAAAATACGTTAGCTCAACAACAAAACAAACTTCTAAGCATAACAGAACGTAATTTAAACAAAATTGCAACAGCTGCAAATGAAATTACAGATGCAGCAGATGAGTCAGCTGGTTTATTTTTAGGATTAACAAAATCAACAAAAGAATTAGGTAAGAATAATAAAATTGCAGCTCAGCAAGCAAAATCATTTCAAAATTTTGGAAAAGCTACATTATTAAATTCTGAAATGGCTGCTTCAGCTCAATTAAAAATTAATAAGTTAAAATTACAAGAAGCAAGAGAAGCTGGTACATTAGGAGATATAGGAGAAGGATATTTAGCAGCTCTTGAAACTCAAATATCAACAGCGGGTGCAATTCAAGGTGTATATTCTGATATAGCTAGAGAGACAGAACTTATTGCACAAAACGAAGCAGCAAGAGGTAATGCCTTATTACAAACTATATCTACAGCCGCTGCTGAAGAAAGATTAGCAGAAGCAAAAGTATTTTTACAAAAAAATCAAAATAGTTTAACAGCTGAAGGAGTTAAACAAGCTCAAGATAATATCGCAGCTGCAGAAAGAGCTGTGGTATTATTACAACAACAAGCTGATTTAATTGATTATCAAATAGCATCTAGCGAAGCAGGTGCGGCCGCAATAGTAGGACCATTTGAAAATGCAAAAGCAGCAATAGAAAGTATACCAGGTATAGGAACAGGTTTATCAAAAATGCTTGGATTAGATAAAATGGGCACACAATTAAGTGAAATAGCTACTAAATCTATACAAGCTGGTATGGTAGATGGATTAGATGGTGGTATAGCTAAATTTAAAGAATTAACTGCAGGAACAAAAATATTTGGTGTATCATTGAAAGCTGCATTAGGACCATTAATTGCTGCAACTGCTATAATTGGTGCAATAATGTTATTTAGACAATTGTCAAATGAAGCATTAGAAATATCTAAAAACACCGGACAAACAGTTGCCCAGGCAGAAAAAATGAATCAAGAAGCAAAAGCCCTTCAAGCTTCAAGTGCAAATAATTTATCTAATACAGAAGATATATTAGCAGCTCAAATCGCATTAAAAGAAGAGTTTGCAAGTACAGCAAACTTCTCTGGAGAAACTGCATTAAATATTGCTAACATGTCAACCGCATTTGGTATTGCGGTAAATGATGCTGCAGCTGTTCAGCGTCAATTTGAAGCAATGGGTCAAACATCAGAAGAAGCATTTAATACTCAAGCATTAACAGCTAACCTAGCAGAAGCAGCAGGAGTTGCGCCTGGTAAAGTAATGGCTGATATTGCAAAGAGCTCAAAAGCAGCGTCTAAATATTTAGGTGGTAATTCAAAAGCGTTAGCAAAAGCAGCAGTTGAAGCAGCTAAGTTAGGAATGGAACTAAATGATATGGTTTCTATTGCCGATGGATTATTAGATATAGAATCATCTATTGAAGCAGAATTTGAAGCTTCAGTAATGTTAGGTAAGCAAATAAATATGGATCTTGCAAGACAATTAGCATTGCAAGGTGATATAGAAGGAGCAACAAAAGCAGTATTAGATCAGGTTGGTTCAATACATGACTTCAATAATATGGATGTTCTGCAAAGAAAGAAAATTGCTCAAGCAGCTGGTATGGAAGTTGGTCAATTACAAAATGCATTACAGAAACAAGAACAATTAAATAATTTAACTGCAGATCAAAAAAGAAGATATGATGAAGCTGCAAAAGCATTGGAAGGATCAACATTATCAGGAGAAGATTTAGTTGCACAACAAGAGGCCGCAGCTGCAGCAAAAGAAATGGGAGCTCAATTTGATAAGATAAAAAATACATTAATGAAATCATTAATGCCAATAGTTAAAGCAATTACAGAAATATTTACAAGTGTATTATCACCGGTATTATCTGTCATTTCTGGTACATTTAAAACAATATTCTTTATATTAAAACCAGTATTTGCTTTAGTGAAAGGTATTGCAAAAGTATTTGAATTTTTATCTCCATTACTTATTGGTATAGCTGGTACTATGGGATTAATGTATATGTATAATAACAAAAATCTTATATTAGAAAAAGCATCAATGGCATTGGCAAATGGTAGAAAAAAGGTAGGACAGTTTATTGGAATGTTAAAAATGAAAGAACAAGCGGCTACAGTTGCAACTGGTGCAGCTGAAAAATCAAATTTAGCAACTCAGAACTTATCTACTAAAGCTCGATTGCAGCAAGTTGCATTAGATGCAAAGAAAATGGGGATGGCTCTTAAAACAGCAGCAATTGCAGCAAAAGATTTCTTAGTAGCAAAAGGAAAACTACTTTTAGAAAAACTTGGATTAGGTAAATTGATTACAAAGGCTGGTATAGAAACAGGTATAGCTGCTACTAAAGCAACTCAGTTAGGAACTGAAACAGCAATCAATGCTCAAAAAGGAACAGGTCTATTACATTCAGCCAGAGAACTTGCATTACAAGCTGCAATGGTCATTAAGAAGGGTGCATTATTCCTTTGGGAAACTTTAACCAATAAAGAAAAAATGAAAGGTTTAGGAACTTTGATTCTTCAAACCGGACAATATGTTATTCAGCAAGGTATATTACTTGCTCAACAAGCAATTAATTTAGCTATCAATGCTATACTAGCAATTAGATCTGCATTACAAGCAGGTGGTATAGCTGGATTGATTGCTCAAGCAGGAGCAGGTATAGCGGCCGCGGTTGGACCTATATTTGCTACATTTGCTGCCATACCATTTGGTCTTGGTATTCCATTAGCAATTGCAGCTATTGCAGGTATGGTTGCTTTGTTTGCATCTATGGGAAGTAAAAAAGCAGATGACCTTGTATCAGGACCATCAGGCGGAAGCGGGTATGGATCTCGTGTATTATTAGCACCAGAAGGAACATTTTCATTTAATAATAAAGATACTATTATAGCAGGAACAAAATTAAATGATGCTGTAATTGGTGGAGCAGCTGGATCAATAGGAGATGGACCAGTTGAATCAGAAGTAACAGATCTTGGAAAAGATGCAGCAAGAAAATTAATGAAAATACATATGACGGCTGCAATGGTGGCAAGTAGTCCATTTGGAATGTTAATGGGTGGATTAGGAGCAATTGGTGGCGGCCTATCAGGTTTATTTAGCGATGATGAAGAATCAGAAGAAGGCCAAGCAGTACATGATGCAACAAATGCTACAAAGATGGATGAAATGTTAGCTAAGTTAGATCAATTAATAACAGCTATATCAAGTGTTAGTGGTGGAACAGCTCAGCAAGGACCAGTACAAATAGTAATTGGAAACAAAGTAATTGAAGAAATATCAGGTATGATGAATGTTAATAAATCATATACAATAGGCGCAGGTAGCGCAGGTGAGGAAGCATAATGGCATTAGTTAGAATGACATCAAATTTACAATGGGTTGGAACATCAGCTGATGCTCCAGGTAAATTTCCACAAGAAAGTATTCAAAATAAAATTACATCTTATCAAGAAGGAGAAATACGAGAACAATATAATAAATTCTTAATATACGATGCTCCAAATATAAATAGATTATCATTTGGTAGAGCTACAGATCAACCATTTATTATTAGAGGTATCCAAAGAAGAGATGGAGATGCTCAATTTTATGGACCTGGTGGAAGAACATCTCCGCAGAACATGTTAGTAAGAGGAGGATTAGTTGCATTTGCTGCTCGATTAGCTGAAGATGCTGTTCGTATGGGTAAGTTTTTAATATCACCAAAAGGATTGATATGGAATCTTAAACAAACAGGTCTTCAGTCATCTAATCCAAATGTAGAAAGTACATTAACAATACGACCTACCAAATCATTTAATCCAGTAGAATTTGCAAAAAACTTTATAACTGCACCAGAAGGCATTCATAAAAGAAGGCATGGTGGTTCACAGGTTGCAGGAAGATATGAAGAAGTTCAAAAACAATTTTTACAAGATGATGCTGACTCAGTTAAATCAAATCGTCTTGCAAGATTAAAAATTGAATTATTTGGAAATGGTGAACCAAGTGCACTTGATCAAACAGAACCAACTGATTTATTTGGTAGAATAGTTCAAGGTATTAGTAATTTTGCAGCTCCTATATCAAATGCAATTTCTGGTTTTGATGGAGCTTCTATTAAAGAATTATCGGGTATAGGAGGACCATCATCAGTATATGGTATTGGATTTACTAATATAAGAAGAACGGTAACAACTGGTAATGTATTAAAAGAACAAGGAGGTCCTCATCAAGGTAAAGCTTTTTGGGGCATACATTATAGCAATGTAAGTAAATATGAATCAACTGAAACACCAGGGAAACCAAGTACATTAGAAGGAACATCGGCACCAGGAAATTCAATAGAAAAAACATATAAACCAAAACAACAAGATGGATATCCATCTACTGCAAATGTACCAAATAGAGATGCAGAATCAGGTGGTTATGGATTAATAAATGTACAAGAAAAATATACACCAGATGAAAATTATATTGATGTAGAAGGACCTGCAGGACCTGTATTATCAGCAACTGAAGATGAAGAAACTATTAATAGAATAAAAGTTGATACTCAAACAGGATTGATAGGAGATGATGGTAAATCTATTATAGAAGGAACGCCAGATACAGATACTAATACATTTCCAATTGGAGAAAAATATTTAGAAAGTAATTCACCTGCTCAAAATAGATCTAGAGAATCAGGTGTTGATGATAATCCTGGAGGCGGAAGATTTGTTGGATCATCATTCGATGCATCAGAAGAGACTCAAAAAAGAGCAAAAAATTCAGAAGATAAAGATTTACTTGAACATGCTCATAAATATCATGTATATCAAAATAGAGATGCAACATATCCAGAAGGATATTATAATATAGCTAATTCAAATGGAGGACCAAGAGGTAAACCTGAAGGAGGATCTAAGCATAATATATTTACGTCGCTCGAAGCAGAAGCAGATTTAGTTCGTACATTAGTTGATGGCAAAAAACTTACTGAACATATTCATACATTTCTTGGCGAAAATACTCAAAGTCCTCAGACAAGAGAACCATCGACAGCTTTTATAAATATTATAAACATTGGATATGAAGCTAACTCATTACGTGCATTTCCGACTGTAGGACAAGATTGGGATACTGCAGATAGAATTAATATGTATCAGTTAATAGATACTGAATTAGGAGATGCATCAACTACAAATACTCCGCAAATAAGAAAATCTGCAGAAAGAGTTTTTGAACCTGGCTTTCCAGTTAATGCAAAAGGAGAAGCAAATCTGCTTGCAAATACAGCTCAGTCAGGATTAAATGCTGTAGAAGTAGGAGAAAAAATATTTAACTACTTTACACCAGATTTAAAATTCTTTACTGGTATTACAAGAGAACAATTAGATGATGGACCATCTCATGATTATATTGGATTAAAATTAAAATATGTTCAATTAGAATCAGGTGATGATCAAGGCAATATATTAGCTTATATTTATGGTCTTAAAGATCCTTCTATAGTACCTACATATAATGAGAAATCATATGGAGCTAAATTTACACCAGCTGATCCTAAAGTAGGAGCAAGTCCAGATGCAGGTCAAGCAGCGATTAGCGGCCAAACAACTCGTACAATTGAAGAAGTAGATGCAGAAATTGTTAGTAAACTTGATCCATTAAAAAATGAAAAAGCAAGACCAGACGAAGCAGGTAATGTAAAAACTGTAGGAGGAAAACCATTATCAGGTGTAGGAACACCGCTAGTATATAATTATATGAATTACACCGAACTTCGTGCTGCAGCTAAAAATGGTGGTGTATTGAATCCTGGAAGAATTCAAGAATTTAGAAGAGCAGTAGCTCAATCTGTTGCATCTGAAATACAACAACGTAGTAGAATTCAATTAGGTTATGGAGGAGCTCAACAAGAAGATGCAATACAAAAATTAAAAGTTGGCCAAAAACCTTCAAAAGAAGATTTAGTTCCATTTTATATTACAGCACAAGGCGGAGGTGAAGCAGTATATTTTAGAGCTGGAATAAATTCTATATCAGATTCATTTAATCCTGAATGGGCAACTGAAAAAGAAATAGGTAGAGCAGATCCTAAAATATTATTAACAGGGTTTGCAAGATCAATATCTTTAGATTTAACTTTAGCAGCTGGTTCAGAATCTGAACTTATTCCAATGTGGACAAAAGTAAATAAATTAGCAGGATGGACTGCACCTAATTATGTTGGTAATGGATATACTGGTAATTTTGTTGAATTAACATTAGGAGATATCTATCAAGGTATGCCATGTTATATAACTTCATTAGGAGTAGATGTGGATAACGAATCTCCATGGGAAATAACTTCAGGAAAAAGAGCTCCAAAGTATTGTAATGTTTCAATTGAATTAGCATATATTGGAAAGAAAATACCACAAAATGGATCTAAGTTTTATGATGTTGCACCATTCTCAGGTAAAGATATAGCAGCACAAGCTAATAGTATGGTAGATCAATTACCTGGTGCTTTTGATGCAGTAGAAGATTTATTACCTCCTGGAACGCCATCTCAATTACCTGATGAACCATATAATATGGCCTCAGATATTTTAGGTGATATAGGATCAGGTATTGTTAATGCTGGTGATTCCGCAATAGATTGGCTATTACCAGGTGACCAGTCTGGCGATAATGCATTGTCAAGTAAAGTTTCAGATAATGCTAAAAAGTATGCAGGAGGAGCTAAAAAAATATTTAATAACTTGAATCCATTTGGATAGGAGATAAATTATGAATAGATATAAAGATGTAATAGAAATGCGATTAGATAGAAAACGAAATCGTAAAAGAAGAAATTCTTCAATAATACCAAAAATAAATTCTACTACTGAGGATATATACATAATTGGTAGGGAAGGAGATAGATTAGATATGCTAGCATTTGAGTATTATGAAGATGAATCATTGTGGTGGGTACTAGCAGAAGCTAATAAATTAGGAAAAGGAAACTTTGATGTCCCTCCAGGAATGAGAGTTCGTATTCCAGCAAGACAAGAATGGTATGAAGTTTTAAAACGTAGAGAAAAATCAAGATAATTATGGCAGGAGGAGTATTTTATAACACAGCTCAATCATTTGTAATAGAAGAACTCAACAGGCGTAAGAACGCAGGATATATGGAAAGTAGAAAGTTAAATGGATGTTATATAACTATCAATTCCAGACGAGTAGAACCTGTAGTTCAAAATTACCAAGATCTTGATACAGGTGAAGCAGCATTAGATTTATTAGGACAAGCTGGAAGACAACTTACAGATGTTTTTACAGGTGGTATGTCTGATAGTCTTTTTGGACAATCTCGTGAAAGTGAAGCAATGGAAACTAAACAAAAAGTAGTTGGTAATGTTGTTCGAGCAACAGGAAATTTATCTACTTTATCATCTACAGATCTTAATTCAAGATATGCAACATCAACTAGACGACCAACACCAGCTATACAAAAATTAGATGTAGAAATGTCTGGTGATTATGGGTCATTAAAAAAATGCGTCTTGCAAATAAAAACATTTGATAAAGCATCATTTGAAGAATTAGAACAAAAATTTATGATACCAGGTACAGAAATAAACATGAAGTATGGTAGAGTAGGACAATCAGGTCCTGCCAATAATGCAGAATTCAATGGAGTTGTATATGATTACTCATTTAAGTTAAATGAATATTTAGGATATGATTGTGAAATAAAAGCTGTAGCAAAAGGAAGTTTAGTAACAGAATTAAATGCAATGGCTAAAGTAGATGATAAAGGAAGAACATTTTGTTCAGATTATGAATGGTTAAACGAATATCAAGATGTTGCAAATATAGCAGATGTATTCGATTATGATGTTCAAGATTTATTAGATGATCATACAGATCTACATAGGTGGGGAGGAACATCTACAAAAGTATCAGGTTATTCAAATGCTGCATTAGCAGGGTGTGATGCACCTAATGCAGGTCCAGAACCAGAAAATGATGGAATGGTAAACGGTAATATTGCATATTGTACATTAGGATACATCGTAAATAAATTAATTAATGAAGATTTGCTAAAAGGTAATATTGAAGGTAATGCAACAAAGTCAAGAGAAATCCAATTTATTTGCAATGATAATGTAACTGTAGGAAAAAGATATGACAGATTATTTTCTGCAAATCCAATGAAAATATTATGGTTAGGTGATAGAACATATCAACAAACATATGGTGGTACTGGTGGTTTAGGATTTGGAGCCCAAACATTTGGTGCAACAAAAATATGGGGTAAAAAATTTAAATCTGTTGATAAAGTAATTAGAGGTGGTGATAAATGTTATCTTGCAAACATATTAATATCAAGAGATTGTTTTAGGGCACATTTAGGTGCAGGAGGTATGGGAGCAGAAGGAAGTAAAATTAGTGTAATGAAATTTTTACAAGCAATATTCCAAGATATATACAACCATTCAGGTGGTGCATGGGATTTAACGTTAACATCTATGACTCCTGAAGTAGCTAAAGAATATGGTGAAGCAGGAGGTGATGAATTTATGTATGTTGTTGACAAAAATTGGGCACCTGGCCGAGCAGGTAAACAAGGAAAAATACAATTGAATGCTGCAAGATCATTTACTAATTATGCAAGAAATGTATCATTAACTGGTAAGGTTCCAAAAGATATGGCCGCGGCCGCATTTGTAGGAGGATCAGGAACAGCATCAGGAAAAAAGAGTGAAACAGTTCAAGTTATTAAAGGAGAAAAAATAACTACATTAACAAATGCAGCAGGTGTAAGAAATGATTTATTAGATTCAATGGAAGTTATACATGATACAGGATATAATTCAGAAACAATATCAGCTGCAAAATCAAATTTAAAAGCTTATGTTGAAGGAACATTTTCATCATCTGAGAAAGCATCATTTAGAAAAGATAAATATCCATTAGAATTATCTGCAACACTTGATGGTATAGCAGGTATTCAATTTGGTAACGCATGTGTAACAGATTTGGCGCCATCAAGATATTATGATGACTCGCCATCTATTGTATTTACTGTTACTAAAACAAAAGATAGTATAACACCTAATGATTGGATCACTGAAGTAGATACAATTTGTAGAATGGAGCAATAAGATGCCAAATAGATATTATCCAAAAAATCAGCGTTTCTATGGTAAATATACCAAAGGTGGAGAATATATGAACGCATCCGATACAGAATATATAGGACCATATCATTATTTTGGAAATCGAGAATTGGTGATGACAGGAGCATTTCCTAAAGACGATTCTATGGTATTAATGCCATTTAAGAGATCAGGAGCTAAAACACCAGACGTATTTTTTTATGATTTTCTAACATCATTAAATTTAGCAGAATTCAAAACACCAGTTTCAAAAAGACCTAAACCAGGTCCAAACGATTTAAAAAATGGATACATGTTAAGGTATTTTTTAAAATTAAAAAATGATGTCAGTGCACCTGTATTTGAAATTGATATGCCACAATATGATGATACTATAGACAATGATGCAAACAATATAGATGGATTTAGATATCAGCGATTATCATTACGATGGAAAATAGATGGACCAAGATATGATGAGTTTCATGATGATGGAAGAACAAATGTAAAAGCGTATGGTATAGAAGATACAAATAGAAGAACAGTATTTGCAAAAAATCAAGAAATGCCAGGACTTTCAGAAGCATTAGGCGATTTAACAGAACATTCTAGATTTAGTCAAATAAAAAAATCTAATGCAGCAGGAACACAAAAAGATAACTTATATACTAAAGGTGGTGACTTTGTATTAATGGATGGTTCTGCATATATAGGATATTATCATATTCATCCGCATAAAGGAGCAATGGCCGGAAAACGTCATAGCGATAAAATAAAACATGCAAGATTGTTATCATCTGGACAATATTCACAAATGAAAGCAGCTGGAACTTTAGACCAAGGTGGAAGCTCAGGTGGAGCATCAGGCGGCGGAGGCGGCGGATATTAATCTAAAATAATTTGGTTATTTGAAAAAAATTCATTATAATTAATTAATGAAAATTGTAGAAGACAAGAAAAGGTTACAAGAACTACATCAAGTATTACAGACATCAGACAGTTTTTGGGCACCAGTATTTTCAGACTTATATCGACATTATGTTAATAATACAATAAGTTTTGTTTATATCTATATAATAGATACTAAAAAAGAATACATAGTCCCATACCGTCATAAGGACTGTATATGCCTCGAAAGCGAACATTTAAACAAGCTTACAAGTAAGGCTGATATATATGTTTTGGGTAAGAAACGCTTTGTAAATTTCTATCATCATAAAACATATGATGCGGACTTAGTTTCTTATTTTCAAAACAATCAAATGCTACAACTAGAAGAATGTGATACTACAGCACATGACTGGTACAATAAATGGTATTACAACGAAACAAATGTAAATGATTATGTTCCAATTGTAAAACATTATGAAAGATGTTCTGCAATGAAAGATAAATTTATGAAAGTATATAAAACATTTAAACGATCAGATGCATTTGATTATTACAATGAATTATTTATAGATAATTTGTATGCCATAGAAAGAAATGGATTGAAAGTTAATTACGATAAATTTGTAGAAAAGTTTCAAACAAATAATTTAGTAGGTAAAACGGCATATACAGAATATAATATTTATACAACAACTGGAAGGCCTTCTAACAAATATGGTGGTGTTAATTATGCTGCAATAAACAAAGAAGATGGTTCAAGAGAATCATTTATATCAAGACATGAATATGGTATGTTGTTAGAATTTGATTATGATTCATATCATTTAAGATTGATTGGTGATATAATAGACTATGATTTTGGTCAAGAAAATGTTCATACATATTTAGGTAAACAATATTTTGGAAAAGATAAATTATCAGAAGAAGAATATGAACAAAGCAAACAAATATCGTTTAGATTGTTATATGGTGGTATAGATAAAGACTTTGCAAAAATAACATTTTTTGGTAAGGTAAAAGATTTTACTTATAAATTATGGAAACAATATCAAGCCAAAGGATATATGGAAACAGCTATATTATCTAGACGATTGTATGCATCTGCAATGTCAGAAATGAATCCAAACAAATTGTTTAATTATTATTTACAAAGTATGGAAACTGAATATAATATGGCCATGATAAATGAAGTAAATGCTTTGTTAGGTCCATATGATACAAAGTTAATTCTATATACATATGATTCATTGTTATTTGATTTCAATATAAAAGATGGTAAACAATTGATATTAGATATCAAAAATACCATGATGAATGGAAAATTTCCTGTTAAACTCAAAGCCGGAAAAACTTTACAAGATATGAAAAATATGACTGCTAAAGTCATATAGTGTATATTTATAATAAATGCAAAGAAACATAACAGACATACTGAATGAATGGTTCTATAGGTTACCTAATGGTTATGCTATACAACCTTTCAACGATGCAGATCTTAAAGTACTAGAAGAAGTCCTTAATGAAAATAAGATACATGCTTATCCTATTATCAAATCTTTAAAAGAAAATGATTTTCAATTAGATCAAGCATTCAATGATGCAAAACCAGTTGAAGAACGATCATTAAATGAAGGACCATCAAATGAATATGATACAGCTATATTAGATAGATTAGGTGTTGATACAATTCCAGCCGCGGCCGGAACATATAAAGTTCAGTCTGGAAAATCGTTTAAGTTACCTATTCATCCAGATGATAAAGAAACATTCGAAAAGTTATATCCTGAAACAGCTGGATCTGCTATTATAGGTAAAGGTGAAATTGCATTGTATTGGTGTTTTAATTATCAAGCAAATCCAATTAATACAGAAGATGGCAGAGGAGGAGATGCACCAGATTTAATTATTGGAGGAGAGCGAGTTGAGGTAAAATCATATAAAAGTCATACTGCACAAACAGGATTAGGTAGATGGTCTGAATTCAAAGAAGGCCAAAAAGTTGTTATTAATTTATTTGGTATAGATTCTTTAACTCAAGCATTTACGCCAGGATCTAATGTAACAGTTAAATCAGAGTTATCATTTACATATAAAAATATATCAGAGGCAGCTCAATCATTAATTACATTTTTAAATATAGGAGCATTACCTGAATTAATTTCTGCATATCCTATATTTAAAAATATATATGATCAATGTATGTTGGTATTGGAGTTAATTAATCAACGAGTTCCTATTATGAAATTATCGCCAAAAAGTACACCAGAAGAAATTTCAACAGGAGTATTAAATATGCTGTTGTTAGATAAAATAGGAAGAAAGCCAGGTGATGGAGGATATCTTGCAAATGTTAAAAAAGGCGATCCTACCGATGTATATTTCCATTATATGGACTTTGATAGATTAAAAGATATTGATACGGTAGCAGCTAATGTATCAAATGCAGGAGGAGCTATAAAAGCAAACTTCGATAAAATATTTGGATAAAAATTATGGCTAAAACAAATTTATTATGTACATTCGCTCATAGAAAAGATTTAAACCTTATCGTAGACTACGTTAAGAAAAGTTATGCCATTGTAGAAAAGAAAATATTTGTATTCAATGACGCGGACAAACCAAATGATGTATATGTAACATATAACGTAGATCCATCAGAAGATTACAAGAAAACACCTAATACAATTTTAATTCATAGAAAGAAAGATACAAATACATTGTATACAGTAAATGCATTGAATGAAATAATTAAAACAGTTAATAATGGAGTTTTAGATAAAACATATATTATTGCATGGGAAAATTATAAAAACAGTTTGTTGTTAACAAATCAAGATGGATATCGTAGAATAGTGTTGGAATTATATAAAAGAATTGATGTATAATGGGTTATAACGAATATTATCGTAAACTTGAAGATAAAAAGAAAAAAGCAAAAAAATATAAACAAATGTTTGTAGATGATAAATCTTCGCCTATACAAAAAACAAATAAAAATAAACAACAAAAAACAAAATAAATTAGGATATTAAAATAATATTCTATATATTTATATTAAGAAATAAAAATTAAAAAATAGCAGTTAAACTTTTTTGCAACTTTTTTCAATAATGCTTAGGAAATACGAAATAAAGTTGTTATATTAATTATTAATTATTAACCATTAAAAAATAGGAGAAGAAAATGGCAATTAACTTAGACGCGATTAAGGCTAAACTTAATCAATTACAAACATCAAACAACAGAACTTCGAATCTGTGGAAGCCTGAACCAGGCAAGCAAATCATTAGAATAGTTCCTTATCAGCACAGAAAAGATAATCCGTTTAACGAATTATACTTTCACTATGACTTAGGCAAGAAAAACTATTTATCACCAGTAACTCATGGTCGTCCAGATCCTGTAGTTGAATTTTCTGAAAAATTAAAATCTTCTGGTAATTCAGATGAATGGAAATTAGGTAAGAAAATGGAACCTAAAATGAGAACTTATGTTCCTGTGCTTGTAAGAGGTAAAGAATCAGAAGGTGTTAAGTTTTGGGGTTTTGGTAAATTAGTTTATCAAGAATTATTGGGAGTGATAGCAGATCCAGATTACGGTGATATTACAGATGCAATGAATGGTAGAGATATCTTAGTTGAGTTTACACCTGCAGAAGGACCTGGACAATTTCCAAAAACGTCTATACGAGTGAAACCTAATGTTACTCCTTTAACTGAAGATAAGAATGTAATGGATATGGTAACAAATAACCAACCAAACTTATCAGACATCTTTAAAGAGCCATCATATGATGAGCTTAAAGAAGCTTTAGCTAACTGGTTGAATCCAGAAGGCGATGACGCTGTACAAGATTCAGCATCAACTCCAGCAGAAACTAAAGGTGATCTTCCATGGGAAAAAGAAGAAAAGAAAGAATCAGTTAAAGAAGGTGTAAACAAAGTTGACGATGTATCAGCAGCATTTGACGATTTGTTTAACGAGTAATATTAGGAGAAACAAGTTATGGCAAGAAAAACAAAAGCAGAACAAGCAGAAGATCTAGCAACTGCATTAGGTCAAAGTATTCAAGAAGGACTGAATAAGAAATTTAAAAATACTAACTATAAAGTTGCATATTTCCTTAACGGAGATACGGATTCACCTAGTGAAGTAGGTGGATGGGTAGGTACAGGTTCTTCAATGTTAGACTTGGCAATCTCAAATAGAAAAGGTGGAGGTTTTCCAGTTGGCAGAATAACTGAGATAACAGGATTAGAAGCTTCAGGTAAATCATTACTAGCAGCTCATGCTTTAGCAGATACGCAAAAGCAAGGAGGTCTTGCAGTATATATTGATACTGAAAATGCGGTTAGCCGTGAATTTTTAGAAGCAATAGGATTAGACCTGGAAAAAATGCTCTATGTTCCATTAGATGCTATTGAGGATATTTTTGAAGCAATTGAAAGTATTATTGAATCAGTTAGAAAATCTAACAAAGATAGATTGGTTACAATTGTCGTAGATTCAGTAATGGGAGCTTCAACAAAGATTGAACAAGCAGCAGATTATGATAAAGATGGTTGGGCTACAAGTAAAGCCATCATATTATCAAAAGGTATGCGTAAGATAACAAATCTAATTGGTAGACAGCGAATTGCCTTGTTGTTTACTAATCAGCTTCGTTCAAGGTTAGGTGTAGCATTTGGTGATCCTTGGACAACTAGTGGTGGTAAAGCAATTCCATTTCACTCATCAGTACGGTTACGATTGAAATCAGTAGGACAGATCAAAGTCAAAAAAGATGGTGTTGATCAAACTGTTGGTATCAAAACTAGATGTCAAGTTATTAAAAATAGAATGGGTCCACCATTAAAAACTATTGATTATGATATTTACTTTGAAAGTGGTATCGATGACTTTGGCGGATGGTTAAATGTTATGAAACAATTCAAATTGGTGAGTACAGCTGGTGCATGGTATACATATAAGAAATCAGATGGTACAGATGTAAAATTCTTATCAAAAGACTTTCAAGGTAAACTTGAAGCAGATCCAGAATTGAAGGATGAGATATACAATGCTATCTGTGACGCTTATATATTAACTTATAAGCCAGGTGATAATATTGGAATTGATGATATTGAAATAGAAGAAGAATTCACGAATGAAGAATCTTAAAAGATATCATAAACTTTTCCAAGACGTTGTCAAGGAACATCAAGAAGGTGGACCATCGAATATTAATAGTAGAATATTGATACTCGATGGTCTTAACACCTTTATCAGAGTATTTTCTGCAGTTCCTGCATTAAATGATGATGGAGATCATATTGGCGGTGTTACTGGATTCTTAAGATCTATAGCCGCCAATATTCGTCTTCTCAAACCTACAAGAGTTATTGTTTGCTTTGATGGCAAAGGAGGCTCTAAACGTAGAAAAAAGATTTATCCAGATTATAAAGCAAATAGAGCTGTTAATACAAAATTTAACAGGTATCAAGAATTTGCTACAAAAAAAGATGAATCAGAATCAATGAAAAAACAGTTTGGTAGATTAATTGAATATTTAAATTGTTTACCAATAACAATGTTAGCAGTCGATAATATAGAAGCTGATGATACTATAGCATATATTGCAAATGAAGTATATACAGAACCAGATCAAAAAGTACAAATAGTTTCAACTGATAGAGACTTTTTACAATTAGTAAATGATAGAATATCAGTTTGGAGTCCTATCAAAAAGAAAATGTATACTCCAGAACTAATGAAAGAAGAATTTGGAATCAATGCATCTAATTATTTATTATATAGAACATTTCTAGGTGATAAATCAGATAACATTCCAGGTGTAAAAGGAGTAGCATTAAAATCGCTTATCAAGTATTTTCCTATGGTTGCCGAAGATAGGCATGTAGATTTTAAAGAATTAATGGAACATGCTCAGGATGGTAAAGATCGCTACAAAATCTATAAGTCCGTTATTGAATCAGAGGACCAGGTTAACTTGAACCGTTCTTTAATGCAACTAAAAGAAGTTGATATAGCTGGCAATTTGAAGATGATGATACATGATAAGGTGACAGGTCCTGTAGATAAATTAAATACATTTCAATTTAAGAAAATGTTCATGCAAGATAAAATGTATACAGTCATAAAAGATTTGGATACATGGCTTGCAACTTCATTCAATACATTAAATGCTTACACATCACTTTGATATTTGAAAATAATTTATTATATTAAAGTATGACAGATAGATTAAGTAGTTACGGATACGCTTTTCAGATAAAGGTTATAACATCTTTATTAACTGATAAAAGCTTTTTAGAACAAATATCGGATATAATGATTTCATCATATTTCGAATCAGATGCTAACAGTTGGATTGTTGATACAATTTTAGAATATCATAAAGAATATAAATCATCTCCTACATTGGAAGTGATGAAAGTTAAGCTTGAAAAAGTTGATCATGATGTTTTGAAAGAACAGATAATTCAGCATCTTAAAGATGCATGGAAGTTTACAGAATCTACAGATTTAGATTATATCAAAGATCAAGCATTAGATTTTTGTAAAAATCAAGAAATAAAAAGAGCTATATTAGCATCAGTTGAATTATTGAAAAATGGCGATTATGAAGGCATTAAAGCTAAAGTTGATGGAGCTCTCAAAGCAGGTGCGGACAAAGATATTGGTCATGATTATATGACAAGTATAGAAGAACGTTATACAGATGCGGTTAGAGATGTTCAAGCAACTCCATGGGAAGTTATCAATGAATTAACAGATGGCGGTTTAGGTCGAGGTGAATTAGGAGTAATGGTTGCTCCAGCTGGTATTGGTAAGTCATGGGCGTTAATGAATGTTGGAGCAGATGCAGTTAAGAAAGGTAAAACAGTTCTTCATTATACATTAGAATTGAATGAAGCATATGTTGGTTTAAGATATGATTCTGTTATAACAGGTATTGCGAATCAAAATCTAAAACATTATCAAGAAGATATTAAAGAACAGTTATCTAAATTAAATGGTGAATTAATTATTAAACATTATCCGACTAAAACTATATCTGTTATGGGATTGAGAAGTCATGTTGAAAAATGTATAATGCAAGGCAAAAAGCCAGACGTTATTATAGTTGATTATGCAGATCTATTGAGAGGCCATGGTCAAGAAAAAAGACATGAACTGGAAGGAATATATGAAGACTTGAGAGGAATGGCTGGAGAATATGAAATACCAGTCTGGACTGCATCTCAAGCAAATAGATCAGCATTAGAAGAAGATATTATTGATGCAAGTAAAATATCTGAATCATATGGTAAAGTAATGGTTGCAGATTTTGTATTATCATTATCAAGAAAGGTTCAAGATAAATTATCAGGTACAGGTAGATGGCATGTTATTAAAAATAGATTTGGTCCTGATGGTATTACATTGCCTAGTAAAATGAATACTTCTAATGGTCAATTTCATATATATGCTGAAACATCTGTAGGTGGTAAGGAGACACAAAAGCAAATGGATGGTGGGAATGAGCTTACGAGAAAATTATTAGCACGTAAATATCAAGAAATTTCAAATGAAGGTTTTGAGTAAAAAAGTTTAACTTTTTCTGTCAAAAATGAACTGTAATGAGCGCTCAACCAATATTTATATATGAAAATAAGATGAAACAAAATAATAAAGGTTACAACTTTTTTACGTTTTATCCAATAAATTTTAATGAAAAAAAGGAAACATAATGGACATATCTACAAAAATACTATCAGAAATTACAGTATACATGAAGTATGCAAAATTTCTATCAAATAAAAATAGAAGAGAGACTTGGACAGAACTAGTTGATCGAAATAGAGCAATGCACCTTAAAAAATATCCTGACTTAAAGGATGAAATAATGAAAGCATATAAATTGGTAAAAAGTAAAAAAGTATTACCATCTATGAGGTCTATGCAATTTGCAGGTAAACCAATTGAGATAAGTCCTAATAGAGTTTATAATTGTGCATATCTTCCTATAGATGATTGGAGAGCATTTTCAGAAACTATGTTTTTGTTATTAGGCGGTACAGGTGTAGGATATTCAGTACAACAGCATCATGTAGATGAATTACCAGAAATAAGAAAACCTAATCCAAAAAGATCAAGAAGATATTTAATTGCTGATAGTATAGAAGGATGGGCAGATGCAGTAAAAATATTAATGAAATCATACTTCTTTGGAGGTTCAAAATTACAATTTGATTATACAGATATAAGACCTAAAGGAGCAAGATTAGTAACATCAGGAGGTAAAGCCCCAGGACCTCAACCATTAAAAGAATGTTTAGTTAAAATTGAAGGGGTATTAAAGGAGAAACAAGATGGAGACAAATTATCAACGTTGGAAGTCCATGATATTGTCTGTCATATTGCAGACGCAGTCTTGGCCGGTGGTATTCGTAGAGCTGCTCTTATTAGTTTGTTTAGTGCTCATGACGATGAAATGATTGCTTGTAAATCAGGTAATTGGTGGGAATTGAATCCACAAAGAGGTAGAGCTAATAATTCAGCTGTTCTTATGAGACATAAAATTACCAAAGAGTTTTTTATGGATATATGGAAAAGAGTCGAATTATCAGGAGCAGGAGAACCAGGAATATATTTATCAAATGATAAAGACTGGGGTACAAACCCTTGTTGCGAAATAGCATTAAGGCCTTTTCAGTTTTGTAACTTATGTGAAGTAAATGTATCAAATATTGAATCGCAAGAAGATTTTAATGAAAGAGTTAAAGCAGCTGCATTTATTGGAACGCTTCAAGCAGGATATACAGAATTTCATTATTTAAGACCAGTATGGCAACGAACAACTGAAAAAGACGCGCTTATAGGTGTGTCAATGACAGGAATAGGATCAGGTACAGTATTAGGTTATGATATGAAGGCCGCGGCCAAAATTGTTAGAGAAGAAAATGTTAGAGTTGCAAAACTAATTGGAATAAATAAAACAGCAAGAGCAACTACAGTTAAACCTGCAGGAACAACTTCTTTAACATTAGGAACATCATCAGGTATTCATGCATGGCATAATGATTATTATATTAGAAGAATTAGAGTTGGTAAAAATGAATCTATATATAAATATTTAATGGAACATCATCCAGAATTAGTTGAAGATGAATATTTTAGACCTCATGATACTGCAGTAATATCTGTACCACAAAAAGCTCCTGCAGGTGCTATTATGAGAACAGAGTCACCATTCCAATTATTGGAAAGAGTTAAAAAAGTTGCAACCGAATGGATAAAACCAGGACATAGAACAGGATCAAATACTCATAATGTTTCTGCAACTATTTCATTGAGAGAACATGAATGGGATGCAGCAGGCGAATGGATGTGGGATAATAAAGATTCTTATAACGGTTTATCTGTATTACCTTATGACGGTGGTACTTACACTCAAGCACCATTTGAAGATATTGATGAAGAAACATATGAAAGAATGATGGGTTCATTATCAAAAGTAGATCTTTCAAATATTATTGAAGAAGAAGATGAAACTGATTTAAAAGGTGAATTAGCTTGCGCTGGTGGTGCTTGTGAGATAGTATAATGTGTTGGATTGAAAAATTATATCACGGAATTCCTATATAACTTTTTCAAAAAAAGCTGCCAAAAGATTTGGTAGCGTGAGATTTTTTTCTTATTTTTATATATATAAAAAGAAAGGAAAATGAGCGAAAATAAAGTTATAGACGGATTAATTTATTCAAAAGAATTGGAACAATATGTTGATATTAAAGAATGGTTACAGCATATCATGAGCTTAGCTAATTCAACTCAAGAATGGAATTTTGATTTAAAATGGATATCATGTTCTGATTCAGAAGGTAATCACCATCATGAACCATATATAAAAGTTTATACAAGCCAGCAAGCAAGAGAGATTACTCAATTATTAAATGACGAAGGATTTGAAGCAGCAATTGATTTATATGAAGATGAAGATGGAGATGATGATTATGGTAGAACAATCATCAGAAAGATTTGGTCAGTTAGATTATTGGGTATAAAATTAAATGAAATTATAAATATTAAAAATTAAAGAATGACAAAAGCGCAGTTACAGTCAGAATTATATTCTGCAAAATTAGAATTAGAACATGTTATCAAACAGTTACAATTTAGAGTAGATTTCCAAAATATAGAAAAACTTGATCAAGATTCAGACCAAGATATGCATTTTGCTAAAAAAGCAGGAGCATTAGAAGCTTGGGCTCATATGTCTAACAATGACATGAATATTGCTATAAAAAATCTAACAAAGGTTGTAAAAGATTTGGATAATTGTAAATAATTTGTTATATTATAAAAAAATTAAATATGAAATACAAAGTTACTAAACATTCAAAGAAAATGAAACAGCAGGTAGAAAAAATTGTGAAAGGATTTGATTGGAAAAAAGTTCCATGGTATGATAAAGAATACTTAGCAGCTATGGTAAATGATACTATTAATGCTATGTCATATAAAGATAAAGGAATAGCATTTGATAAATTATATCCAGATGCAAACGATTTTGCATTATTTAATAATAATGATGCAAGAAAAGAGTATGAAAGTGAATTTTATCATGCTGATCATATAGCATCACATTTATTGAATCCTCATAAAAAAGGAAGAAAGTATTGGTTGGTATGGAGTTATTCGCCAGTAAAAAATTCATAAATAATTTGTTTTTATGAAAAATTTTTCTTATATTAAGGTATATTATGAATTATAGAAGTACTAAATTATTTGACGGTTTTAGTTGTTGTTTTAGACAATGGAAAGCTGAAAATACTCATTGTAGATTTTTGCATGGGTATGGTGTATCATTTCGAGTAACATTTGAAGGTAGATTAGATCATAGAAATTGGGTATGGGATTTTGGTGGAATGAAAAGAGCTACTACTCTTATTGATGGCATGCAACCAAAAGCTTGGATGGATTATATGTTTGATCATACTGTTATAGCAGCAGAAGATGATCCAGCAGTAGATGTTTTAGAAGAAATGAACGAACGAGGTATTATTCAGTTAAGATGGGTGAAAGCTACTGGTGCTGAAAAGTTTGCAGAATTTATATTTCATAAATTAAATAATTTTGTAAAAGATGAAACTAATGATCGTGTAAGAGTTGCTCAAGTAGAGTTTATGGAGCACGGTAAAAATACGGCGATATATTATGAATAATTGTGAAATTAGACCAAGCGTACAAAAGCGTATAGAAGATTATGATAAAATACTTCCTATTGTAGAAGTATACAGATGTGTTCAATCTGAAGGAAGTAGGATTGGTAGGCCGACAATAGCTGTTAGAACAACAGGATGTACTCATAGATGTTATTTTGGTGAAGGAGGTTGGTGTGATAGTTGGTATACAAGTATACATCCAGAAAAAGGTACATTTACATTTAATGATATTGTTAAGATATATGATGAAAATCCACAGATACATGAAATGATGTTAACAGGTGGATCACCTACAATGCATCCCGCATTGGTAAATGAATTAACTCATTTCTGTCAAAAAAGACAAATTGTACTTACAATGGAAACAGAAGGTAGTCATTTTATTAAAACAGATTGGCCGATTGATTTATTATCTATAAGTCCTAAATTTTCAAATTCAATTCCTAAATTAGGAGCTAAAACTCCTGCAGGAAAGATTGTAGATGAAAGAATGATTAAGGTTCATAATAGAATGAGAAAAAATGTTGATGCTATTAAAATGATGATGCGTTATCATGATGATTATCATTATAAACCAGTATGGGATGGTACAGAAGAAAATTTAGAAGAAATAGAAGCTTTAAGACTTGAATTAGATATTCCAAAAGGCAAAACTTATATTATGCCAGCTGGCGATAACAGAGAACAACTTATAAAAATGTATCCATTAGTATTTCAGATGGTTGCAGAAAAAGGTTATAATATGACAGGCCGTGATCATATTATAGCTTTCAATATGGAGCGTGGTGTATAATATTAATTCGTAATAATTAAACTGAAGGAGTAATATGAAAAAAGAAGTAAATATAGAACTAGTAAAGGCAGGTTATGCCAACGGTGCAGCAGAAGGCCGACCTTTAACAGAAAAAGAAAAACTAGAAATGATTAAAGATGCTGAAATAGCATTTGGTAAATTTTTAGATGCATTAAAAGTAAATTGGAGAGAAGATCCTAATTCAGATAAAACTCCATATAGAGTTGCAAAAGCATATGTAAATGATTTATGGGCAGGTAGATATGAAGCTCCTCCTGCAATAACAACATTTCCTAGTGATGGTTATGACGGTATGGTATTTGAAGGCGGTATTCCATTAACTTCAATGTGTTCACATCATCATCAAACTATTATGGGTGTAGTTCATGTTGCTTATATTCCTGGTAAAGATAGTCATGTGATTGGATTGTCTAAATTAAATAGATTGGTAGAGCATTTTGGTAGAAGAGGTGCAATTCAAGAACAATTGACAGTTGCAATTCATCATGCAGTAAATACTATTATTAAAGATAATAATGGTGTGGCAGTTATGATTGATGCAAGTCACAATTGTGTGCAATGTAGAGGCGTTAAACATGGAGGTGC